GTAAAGATGTAACTGGTAGTGTTTGCGGGAGTTTCTCCTGTTTCGCTTCTAAATTACCCCACACCGGGCCCCCTAATCCTCTATTATTTATCAATAACAAATAATAGGAAGGAACGCTTATTAGTCATTCCTTAGTCTTCATGCTCCCTATACATGTATAAGCTATGTATAGGACATGTAACCGCCGGAGCATCACCGTAGGCCTAAGAAGCTTATTCAGCTGCAATTTATACAACGTTTAGAGGAGAACTCGTACGTCAAGGGTTCACCATCAAGACTTGGATTAATTTCACCTTTTGAGCTAATTAGTCTGTCTACAAACGCCGCACCTACACAATATAGATTTATCAAAGTGTCGAACCCAATTACTGCTAACTTACCGAGGGCCTTTTATCCCCGGAACCAGGTTTAACCTGTATAAGTTACATATAATAAAGTATCTGAATTAATCGTTAAATTATAGATTAATCCCCGATATTATATTATTTCGCAGCAAGGGTACTATCCTTTAATACGAATCTATATGAAGTGTAGTCTACCCATTAGGTTGGTCTAGACTAACATTAATAGATTTATTCTTTAATGTTGGTAGAGTCTTATCAGATTTCCTAAAGTACTTAGTATAAGAATGTCATAATAGTAATATTATATCATTTCTTAATGCTTCCTCATCACGGAGAACTCGGGAATAGAGTTCTCTAGGTAGAGGAAGAGATGAAAGATCCGAAGATAACTTAAGAGATAACTCTCCTAAGAGTTCTAAAGAATCCTTCTCCTCTAGTTGCTCTAAGTTTTCTAATATTTCTCTTATGTAACGTATATCAACGAGAACGTCGTAGAATGTTTCCCGATAAACTCGGGTCTTCATATCTTCTAGAATACTTCGCAATTCTGGATCAGTAGAGTGAGTGATACCAGCAAAGTGGAGAATTCTATCGATGTGATAGTTCTTGACGGTTCCGTAATATTCCCTATCTCGTCTAACTTCAATTAATTCTTTAACAGTTTTAATTAAAGGAGATAGATTATCAATTTTCGTTAATAATCTAGTGACGAGGTCGGTCCTAAACTTATGAGATAAGAGTTTCTCTCTATGCTCAGAAGATTTTCAAGAAGAAGTCAAAGACTTCTTATGGAAGAATTCTGACCAAGGAGTAGGCTTTACACCATAAGGTGATATATAAGTTAGTAACAAGTTTCTTCATTTTGAGCCCATCTTGAAGAAAGGAATTTGGATCCTTCCTAATACTTTATAACCTGCACCAAAAAGGCGAAGGAATGAAGTATGGCTCAATGAATACTTCAACGAAAATTGAAGAGCATTTTGAGAGCACTTAATGGAAGAATAAAGTTCCTTAATAGGGATGGGAGAGATATTCTTACCCTTGTATAGAGTTCGTTTAGCAAACTCTACAACACGGCCAGAATCTGATAAAAGAGATTTGGATAGATTTAATTCTACCCCGATATCTTTCATTATCTCTAGGTATTCATCAGACACGAGTTTATTGGCGATGACTACGTCATCACCTAGTACTGCATAGTCCTGAAACCACTCAGATGCAAAAGAAACACCCGAACGCTCA